GAATGTTCATGACTCTCACCAGTCTTTATTTCACCATAGACTTCATCAGTACTAATATGAATAAATCTCTTAATTAAACCATAAATGCGGCAGGCCTCTAATAATTTATGAGTACCAAGAACATTATTAAGAGTAAAATCGATTGAATTACCAAAACTATTATCGACATGACTTTGTGCAGCAAAATGTATTACTGCATCAACTTTCTCCATGTTCAATACTTTTAAGATTAAGTATTCATCTAATAAATTTCCATGTACGAAACTATAGTTATTCCTACTTGATACATCTGTATCTATATTAGCCATACGAGCACAATAATCGAGTTTATCGAATCCTATAAATTTAGTAGTTGGATATTTTCTAACCATATAGTTTACAAAGTTACTGCCAATAAAACCTGCACTACCAGTTACCAGGATTGCTTTATAATCTAAATCATTAGTTGTTTTTGCTGCTGCTGCTCCTTGACTACACATTATTATTTTTTGTTATTTGTTATTTGTAATAAAAACTTCTTTAATATAGGAGAGATTTTCTAAAGTTATTTTATTCGCGATAATTATTTATTAATGTAAGAATATTTGGAAATATTTAGAATTGTAAAAGAAATTATTTATCGAATATCGATATCGAATGTGATTTAAAAGTTATTGTAGGGAAGAAATCCATTAATTTTAAAAAGAGTATATTCTAAGTGAGATGACTAATTGGGTTAACTCTTTCTTATGGAAATTAAATCCAGAACAATATTTTGAATTATATCCAGATTTAAAGAAGAAAAATATTTTGGCGGAACATCATTGGAATAAATATGGTATAAAAGAGGGTAGATTACCAAATCTTAGTTTATTCTATAATAAATATCCGAAATTTAATGCAGAAGCCTATATAAGACAAAATACAGATCTTCTAGGTAAAAATATATCTGAAATTGAAGGAATAGCCCATTATTGGGCACATGGTTGTAAGGAAAATAGAGTCTCCTATATCGTTAATAAAACAATTTGCGAATACAAAAGCTCAACATTATTTAATGATTTTGGATATAATAATGTATGGGTTTCAGAAAGTTTAGAGCAATTTGCAAATCGCTTTTGCAAGATCTATAATTTAAATCTTAATTTACCAGCGAAAGAATATTTAAGGATTAATAATGTAAATAATATCTTTTCTAGTAATGTTAGATATATTAAATCAAATACTTATAAGAGTCAGAATAAGAATAAGGAACAGAATCAAAATCAATGTGATATAATAGAATATATTGATAATCCATGTATAAACATACCAGAATTTTCGGATTATTTATTTTTTGGTATGTATAACAGAGCTGATTATCAATTACTATTACTATGTTTAACACTACAAGAAAAGAAAAAGGAAAAGGAAAAGGAATGCAAACATCAAAAGATTGGAATAATTTGGGGGGGAACAGATATAACAAAATTGCTGACATCTACTGATACTACATCATATTTAAATATATTGAAAAATAATTCTGAAAGGATAACTCATTATGCAATTTCATTAAATATTAGAGATAGATTGCAAAGATTAAATATAGATTGTGTGTACACACCAATCGAATTGCACTCAAGAGAATACTTTAAAAGTTTTACAACAACAAATAAGAATCAAGGAAAGGCAATATATATTTATAATGGTTTAAAACCTGGTCAGGAGTCGAAATATAATTCTAATCTGTATGAAAAGATAATCGAGAATTTGCCATTGAAAAACCAAATAGTAATATTTAGTAATCAATTAGGTTTAAAACATGAAGAAATGCCTTATGTTTATATGAATTGTGCGTTGATTTTGCGACTTACTAAATGGGATGGTAATGCAAATACAGTTCAGGAGGCACACAGCATGAAAATACCAGTCTTTTCAAACTTTGATGACTCAAATAAGGCTATTAAATGGCAAAATAATAATACTGATAAATTATTACATGATATTATGTGTATATTAGATAAGAATGAAAAGATAAATAGAATGTTTAAATTTATAAGTATTAGTCTTTCTGTAATAACAGTCTTATATTTCTTATATAAAGAACAAGGAGATCTATCTGCATTAGATTTTAAATTTAAATTATTAAGTAAAGAAATAGTCGATGTTAAAAAAGTTGATACAATAGACATAAATGAAGCTAATGAGTCAAACACAGAATCAGAGATAGAATTAGAAATAGACTCAGAAGTAGATTCAGAAGTAGAAGCAGGAGTAGAATCAGAATCAGAATTAGAATTAGAATTAGAATTAGAATTAGAATTAGAATTAGAAGAAGTAATCACAAATGACAACGACAATGATGACATAGGTGAAAAAGAAATAGATATAACAGAAAAAGAAATAGATATAACAGAAAAAGAATTAGAATTAGAAGAATTGGAATCTGATATAGCAGTAACAGATCTAGAATTAGAGCTAGAATCGGAACTAGAATCAGGATCAGGATTAGAAATAGAATTAACAATATCAGAATCAGATACAACAGAATTACAATTAGATACAACAGTATCAGAATCTGATACAACAGAATTAGAATTAGGATTAGGATTAGAAATGGATACCGAATATTTTTCAGCTGAAAGTGATAATGGTGATGATAATTATGATAATGAGATTGATTTTTCAAGTTTGAAAGAATTAACATTTAATGATATACAAAAAATAAATGATAACTTGATAGATTATTTGGAAACTATAAAACATAAAAAGAGGATATTGTTTATTTGTGGAGATTATCCTGGATATGGTGGTGCCGCAACAAGCTGTCATAAAATTTCTCATTATTTACGTAATAATAAAGTAAGTGTAGATGAATTATATTATTTATGTAATGACAAAAACAAGAAGATAAATGAGATTAAAATGCTATTTCAGGATAAAAAAGACTATGTAAAAATAGTAGTTAAGAAAGATTTTCAGAAAGAACTTAATAAATATAGTGGTGCAAATGATAAACAATTATCTGGTAACGATAATTTGACCTTGGTTAAACCTGATTTAGTAATCCTTAGAAATTGTTTAAATGTAAGATTATTGGCATCATTAAAGAAATCTTTAGGAAATGTTGAGACACATTACATGGTTGCAGGTCTTTATTTAAATGATTTAAATAATAGTAATGATGCCCGTTTATTCTTTAATAAATCTGTAATTAGTACGGCAAAATATGCAGATAGAGTATTTGTAAACAGTTTGCATACTAAAAATTTATTGTTACAAGAGGTAGAAGAAGGATTTGGATTGGAATTATTATATTTTAATTTTATACCATATTTAGACAGATTAGAAGAGTTCTTGGTCTTAGAGAATAATTATAATAAAGAAGATAAAAAGGAGAGAAAGTATACTTGTGCTATTGTAATATCAGATTTTAAGAGGGCTATTAAGAATGCAGATGAATGTTGTAGGAAGGCACTATGTGAATATGAAAGAGATAAGGATAAAATAATTTTAATAGGGCAGAATTCATATATATATGGGGAAAAATATAATTTAAACTGTATTGATCTTATTCCAGTTGATATGGTATTTAATTATTTAAAAGACACAAAGTATTTAGTTTCTTGTAGTTTTTATGAAAGTTGTTCGAATGTAGTAATAGAGGCATTATTAGCAGGATGCCAAATAAAATAAATTTTTTGAATTAATCATTCTTGGTGTATTTCTCAGCATATTCTTGAAATGATTTAGAGCAACGTAGCCAATCTGTATCATTATCTAGTACCCATACCTCTCCAACTTTTACACTTTCATTATTTATGACTGAAAGAACTAGAGTATCCCAGTAAGTACACCCCTGATATCCTATAATAATACCAGTAATCTTGCAATCTTTCCATTCAGTCGTTATTATCTTTCCAGTATATTCATACCAATATCCCCCAAACACTAGTGTTTTACTAACTTTAAGATATGGTACAAGACATTCAGGTGCATTAGATAAATCTTCTAAAGGTGGGGAGAGTGTATGGAGTTTACAGTCAGGCATTAATATCTTAGATCTTTGCCAGATCTTATATAAACGGTCTTCTAACACATTTTTAAGATCTATACTCATTACTTTTGTTACTTTTGTTACTTTTGTTACTTTGTTACTTTTGTTAGTAAAAATTCAATTTTATATTAATTTAATAACTATAAGAATATATAGATGATAAAAGATTTTGAAACTCTTATTACCGAAAAGTTAAAAGGTAAGAAGATACTTTTAACAGGTGGTGCTGGTTTTATTGGATCCCATATAGCTGTTAAATTATTAAAATATGGAATAGAGAGACTTATAATAGTAGATAATCTTTCGACTGGGTTTATCGATAATCTTTTAACGACTGGAATCTTAAATGATAAAAGGGTAACGTTCTACCAAAAGGATATTGAAAGTATCGATTGTTTAAGACTAATAATAGAGGAAGAGAAAGATATTGACATTATCTGTCATCAGGCCGCCTTAGGATCGGTCCCTCGTTCTATCCAGACTCCTTTAGTATCACATAAGACGAATGTTGATGGATTCTTAAATCTTTTAGATACAGCAAGATTACATAATATTAAAAGATTCGTCTATGCAAGTTCATCGAGTGTATATGGTGATTCAGAAAGCCTTCCAAAAGTTGAAAATCTTGTTGGAAATGTAATTAGTCCATATGCAGCGACAAAGAAGATAAATGAAATATATGCGAATGTGTATGCGAAATGTTATGGTATGGAATGTATTGGTCTACGTTATTTTAATGTTTATGGACCAAGACAATCTGTTAATGGTCCTTATGCGGCAGTTATACCTCGCTTTGCAACTGCTGTTAAATCAGGAAATAGACCAATTATATATGGTACTGGAGAGCAATCACGTGATTTTACATATGTTGAAAATGCTGTAAATGCTAACATACTAGCAATGATTGCATCCGATTCTAATTGCTTTGGTAATGTCTATAATGTTGCGACTGGGGGACGTGTTACCTTGAATGAAATGTATAAAATAATTAAAGATATTACAGGAACAAATTTAGATCCCATATATGAAAAAGGTAGAGATGGGGATATAGAGCATTCATGGGCATCAATTGACAAAGCACATACAGAATTGGGTTATTTACCAACAGTATCTTTTATTGATGGACTGAAAATGGCATTAAACTATTATTAAATAAGGGCGTACCTAAACTTCAATTTCGCTTTAGTTGTAAGCTCTTATGAAACCACCTAGTATAGATGTAGGTTTATTAATTATATATATATACAATTAATATGTATATATATATATATATATATATATGTCAAAATCTTCAGTAAAAACAACCAATAAAGGTTCTGTTAAATCTTCCCAAAGAAATTCGCAGAGTTCGCAGAG